GGAGATGGGAAACCAGACCCGGATTTTGAAGCAAATGGAGGATGGGCATCAGTTGGTTCTATATTCTACACTGTACTTTATACAGAACAGTCCGTAGATACTCAAGGAAGTAGCCGTGTAACAGCAAAACCTTTATCTGGTAACTTTAAACAATATCCACTTATTAATGAAATCGTAGAGATAGTTGAAGGTCCGTCCACAGATTTAAACGATGATGCTTCAGCAAAGCAATACTACTATCGACCACCTTATAACTTATGGGGAACTGTTCATCAGAATGCTTTCCCAAATTTATCTAGTTATGGAAGTGTAGTTAAATCAAAACAAGCACCTTATAGCTATCCTTTAGGTACAACTTTCCAAGAAAAGAGTGGTATTAAGAATATACAACCTTATGAAGGTGATATAATAGTAGAAGGTAGATGGGGACAATCAATAAGATTTGGAAGTACAGTTAAAGGTAAAGGTGCATTAAATCCATGGAGCAGTCAAGGTCAAGAAGGAAGCCCAATAACTATAATTAGAAACGGACAAGCTACATCGACCATACCTCAAGCCTGGGTTAATGGGATAGAAGATATTAGTAACGATGATGCCTCTGTATATCTTTGTTCAGGACAGTCTATCTATATTCAAGATCTAACTAATTTTAAACTAACCTCTTATACAGGTAGAACACAGTTACAAGAAAATCAAGTTAAAACTAAGAATGCAGCACCTGTTTCAACAGATACAATATCACCTAGTCAACAATCTAAAAAAGAATTAGCAGCTAATAAATAATGGCAACATCTAAGAATTACATACCTGAACTTCAACAATATACTGATAATCAAATTATACTATCTTCTGGAAGAGTTTTACTTCATGCTAAGACAGATAGTATTTTACTATTTGGTAAAAAATCTATTGGATTATCAAGTCTAGGTACAGTTAATTTCGATGTAGCAAATCGTGTTATCGTAAACTCACCTAAGATAGAATTAGGTTTAGAGGCTGAATTAACAGGAGAACCTGTTATGAAAGGTACATCAACAACTCAGTTTTTAGTGAGAATGTTAAATATTCTAACACCGTTAGGAACTGCTCTTGCTAGTATGTCTGAATCAGAATTAGAAACTGCTATACCGTTATTAGTAAAGGTTGGAACAGTTATAAAATCTGAGTTTCCACAATTGGTAGCTCTAGCAAATGCAAGTGGTTCTGCTTTAATATCACAAGTAACCTACACTAAATAATGGCACAAGGATTAGAGAATTTAGTCACATCTATATCAGGACAGTTAGCTACTATTGAGAAAGCAGTAGATGATGTGTACTACGGTAATCCTTTAAATAAATCTGCGGGTATAAAACTTCCTGGATCAAATTCTAAAGTTAACGGAGTATTACCTCTAGTTCAAGAAATAAGCGGATACGACTTATGTAATATTATTGCCACAGTACTGGCTCAACCTATAAGTCCAACCTCACCTATTCAAAAACAGCTCGATAATATTAAAAAGCAGTCTAATAAACTACTTAATCAAATAGGTACTACGACAGCAGCACAAGCTTCAACATCAGGAAGTGCAGCAGTAAATGAGTTTGCTAAAAATATAGCTGAATTATCTGATTCAATCACACCGGATTTAATAGCAGTTGCCCCGCAATTAGCGAGCACTCAAAATTTTCTAGATGACGTAGCAGGTTTTTTAACTAATCCTAACGGATCTATAAACGCACTAAGTAAAATTAACCAGTTACAAACCTCTTTACAGACTATAAGTAACCTTAACACTCCGTTAGAAGTACTAAGTCTTGCACAGCAAGCTACTGGAATTAATATAGCAGCACAAATTCAAAGCTTACAGAAAACTATAAATCCAGCTCAGATTCTACCAACTCTACAGAGTATATCCGTACTCCTAGGAAGTATCAATCAAATGGGATTAAAGTTATTAAAGTATGTTAATATGGTTCAAGCAATTATACAGGTTGCTTCTTCTACAATAACAGTTGTTAATGCTATCATAAAAGTATTAAAATCAATTCCAATACCGAATATGTACACAGTAACATCTCTAAACCAATCGTTAGCAGATGCTCTAAATTATGTACAAACAAGTATCTTAAAACCAGCACAAAAAAATGTTAAGCAATTACAAATTTTAATTGATTTAATATATACGACTATTATAAGTTTTACAGGTAAAATAACTCAATTACAAGCCGCAATTGCACCGTTAATCTTTAACCTACAGACTTGTGTTGCAACAGCAGATTCACCTCAATTAGCTAATTTAGATAATATTAATAACAGTCTGACTGATATGGTTAGTAAGTTAAATGACTTTACTAAATACTATGCAGCAGCACAAAGTGATCCAAATCAGACAACTTTTCACGGGTACGTATTAAAAATAGTTGAGGAACAGACTATAGATCATCCTTTACAATTTAAAAGAAGACATGCAGTAGCATTAGATCCAAGAGGGGTACAAGTAGCTCAAACTGAATTAACTTATTCAACTGATAACCAAGTAATCTTTCAAGAACTAGAATTAATTATAGGTAATAATTACTACCCTTCTACAACTACAGAAACAGAAGCAAGTATATATAACTCTATTGGTGTAGACCCAACAACCCTTGATCCAACATCACAAAAAGTAAGTTCAGCAGCTAAAGGATTTGTGAATTCACTACCTGGCGGTAAATCATTCATTAAAGATGTTGAAACCGCTACAGCATCCGATAGAACACCTGATGCAATAGTATTAAAAGCAGCAGCACAAGCTGGTGATTATAAACCAACAGCACAAACACAATTACCGATACAACCTTCAGAACCAACTATATCAGTTGGAGGATCAGCACCGTCCGGAGTTTTATCTCCTGAAAGTCAAGCTAAATGGGAATCAATCGCTACTAACCCCAGTACTCCACTTATCTTACGTCAAAGAGCACAAACAATACTAAATCAGAGTAGAGCAGCACAAGGAGATCAGCAAATATCGGGAATAAAGTAAGTAGAATTTTACATTTAAAAATATTTATATTATATGACAAAGTTAGATTTATTAAGGAAGTTAATAAGAGAAGAGGTAAGACAGGTTATACGTGAAGAAATAAAGCCTGTGTTAGTAGAGATTAGAAGCGGAAAAGGAGAATTAATTACTCCGAGAAAAACTTACCGTGAAGATTTAAAAGAATCTATAACACAGCGTCCTGTTAAAAAGCAAACCGCACCACTACCTAGAGTTACTACTTCCGATCCGCTACAGCAGCTACTACAGGAAACTGCATATGGAATGGAACAGAGTGATTTTAGATCTTTTGTAAATGCAGAAGCACCTCAAGATTTCTCACAGATGTTTTCTGCACCTGAACCCTATACATCAGAACCGATGGTAGTAGAATCAGTACAGGAGATGTTAGCACAAACTAGACCTGTATCCGATATACATCAAGTTAATATAGATGCAGTACCAGATTTTTCTGAAATGATGAGTGTATTAAAAAGTAAAGGTCAAATATAATGGCATATGCAGCACGTACAATAAGTCCGCTTGATTTAAGACCAAGCACTGCGATAGGGGTATCAATCCCTTTCTCAGCACCTAATGTATTTACGTCTGTTTACACGACAGCTGATCAGTTAAAGTATAATATAATAAATTACCTACTAACAGGTAGAAACGAGAGAGTTTTTAGACCAACATTTGGAGCAGGATTAAGAGAACAGCTTTTTGAGCAAATAACTGATACTTCTATCGCAATGGTAGAATCAAATATACAAGCAGGTGTAGAAGCTAACTTTCCAAACGTTATAACTACTTCTGTACAGGTGATACCTTTGTACGATCAAAACACAATTAACATCTTGTTTAAGTATAGTATAGCAAATACTAACCAAGTTGATCAAATATTTTTAACAGTCGATAATGGCCAACAATAGTTCAACAGTAACAAAGGATATAAAGTACCTTAACAAAGACTTCTCTGATTTTAGAGCAGCTCTAATCGAATACGCTAAGGCTTATTTTCCAACAACCTATAATGATTTTTCTACTGCATCGCCAGGTTCTATGTTTCTAGAAATAGCTGCATATGTAGGAGATGTACTATCTTTTTATCTTGATAACCAGTATCAAGAGACTTTTGTACAGTACGCAAAACAGACTAATAACCTATATACTCTAGCTTACATGCTTGGGTATAGACCAAAGGTCACATCTGCCGCAACAGTTGATCTAGACGTATATCAATTAGTACCTGCTTCAGGTTCAGCTGGTAATTATGTACCTGATTTTAGATATGCATTACAGGTTGACCAAGGTATGCAAGTAACCTCAAATACCAATACGAGTGCTACTTTCTATATACCTGAAAATATAGATTTCTCAATATCTTCTTCTACTTCACCGACTAATATTTCTGTGTATAATGTAGACGGAAGTGGAAATCCTCAATATTTTCTATTACAGAAATCTGCAAAAGCATTATCAGGGACTATAAAGACATTTACTTATACATTCGGTACAGCTCAAACATTTGAAACAATCTTACTTCAAGATACAAATATCATTGAAATACTTAGTGTTACTGACAGTAATGGTAGTAAATGGTACGAAGTTCCATATCTAGCTCAAGATACAATAATGAAAGCGGTACAGAACGTGCCGAATATAAATCCTGATTATGCTGCAGATGCAGGTACAGTTCCTTATATTTTAGAATTAATGACAGTACCTCGTAGATTTGTAACTAGNTTTAAAACAGATAATACNNTAGAGATTCANTTTGGATCAGGTATAAATTCAGTAGCTAACGAAGTAGTTGTACCGAATATGGGTAATGTAGGAATTGGAACATTAGATAGATTAAGTAAAATCAACACTATCTATGACCCTGCAAACTT